AAACTGCAAAAGATAATCACGCATTGTCTGTTCATCTATATTATTATTTTCTTTGATACGATCTAGTAATTGCTGCCAATAGAAACCTTTTACAGGATAGGTGCATGTAACAACTTCTTTATTAAATTCTATAACTCTTAATAAGTTCTGTAATGTGAATCCAATGTCAGCATCAATGAATAATAAGTGTGTTCCATTAAATTCTTTGTTATCTAGGAACTTGGTAACAAACTTATTTCTAGCACGATTGATTAAAGATTCAGTGGGAAGTGTTTCTATTCTAAGATTGTGTCCCATATCATTTAAAGGTTTGATGCAATTAAATAATGAATGGAATGTTAGATTAGATATATTCCCTCCATAACAGGGAATGGCAATAAGGATATTCATTTTACTTTATTAAAGTATTCAATGCACTCAGCTATAGTTTGTTGCCTAATGTATTCATCTCTTATTTCTTGAGATGTAGGTTGTGGTAAATTAGAATCCCATCTATCTATAATAAATATTCCGCCAGCAGAGGTAAGATCATGGCTTACACCTGGTGCTAAGGATTTCATTACAGTATTGATACCCCAAGAAAAACCATTTTCATTAGTGTATCGTTTTATAGTTGCTTCAATAGATAATTTTCTAACTGTCATAATATAAGTTCTGTTAAGTTTTTATTATTACCAACTGTTCCTTTTATAAAAACATTAAAAGCTAAACTAATTCTAGTGTTATCTCCTTGCTTAGTTTCCACCATGTGAGTTAATGAAGAAGGAAATAATATTATATCTCCAGTCTTAACTGAGAACCACCAAGATTCTGAGTTCCATATATTCCATTCTTTTACTTCTGGTTTAATTGTTTTATAAGTATCATTAAAGAATTTAATCTTATCAAATTTATCATCACAATTAATATAAAATACTCCTGATACTAATGAATTAGGATGTGCATGTTTATGATGAAATTGATTTGTTTCAGTATAGTTTAACCAAGACTGTGTAATGTAAGGGGTAATGTTATTAGCTGGAGAAATAACTTTATCAAAATAATCTTGTACTTTTAAATCTAATTCTTTTTTAATATTAGCAAAAGGTTTTTCATTAAGAATATAATTATTGTTTGATGTAATGTTGCCATCATTTTTATAGAAATCTTTTTTAGATTTATCTACAAACTTTAATTCTAATGGTGTTAATTCTCTATCTAATTTTGAAATATAAATAGGTGTTGGAAATATACTATTTATTATTGATTCCACTTTCCTTCCTTTTGTTTTTTAAAGTACTATACTTCTACTATATCCCAAGTTAATGTTGATTCATTCCAACGATATTTATTGTCGTCTTGTGGTTTAGAAACTGGTGCATTCCAAAGACAAGTATCTTCATTTAATACCCAAGAGTTATAAGGTTTTTTAGGAATGAAAGCATCTCTATCTTCATCATAAGTGTAACCTATTCCTGCATGATTTTTTCTTAAAGGTGTTCCATTATTATTATGAACTCCACCAACTGTATTATAAGACGTTTGTTTCCATATAGGATAACCAGTTAATTTTGTTAAAAAATCTATACCAATAGATTCTTGTTCAATTCCATTTGAGTCATGAAGAACTTCATTAACTACCGAAAGAACTTCTATAACTTTATTGTTTAATCCTATTTTTGCGAATGATGCCATTATGCTGTGTAACTCCCTGAACCATTAAATTGTAATATTGTATTTGCACCTGATGTTGTAACTGTTGGCGAACCTGTTGATGTAGCTGAATATAAAGCAGTTGGTACACTTAATATAACAACTCCTTTTCCTCCTGCGGCACCATTACCAGCTCCTGCACCAGCACCACCACCACCAGTATTAGCTGTTCCTGCTGTTTGACCAGATGATGTATATATTACACCTGATCCACCACCACCAGTTCCTCCTGTCCCTGCTGAAAATGATGGTCCATTCGATGAACCACCTCCACCACCTGCTCTTGTAACTGAAGAACCTGTTATTGAAGAAGCTGTACCATTACCACCATTACCTGCACTAGTACCTCCTACATGATTTGCACCATTAGCACCAGCACCACCTCCTCCACCTCCTAATCTCCAAGTGGCTGCATCTGTTCCTCCAGTACCACCATTATTTCCTTGACTCGGTGATGTACTAGGTGTGTTACCAGTTCCACCTGTTGATGTATTTGCTGGAGAACCAAAAGCACCTCCACCTCCTCCTGAACCTCCATTTTGACCATTTTGATTTGGTGAAGCAATAGCTTCTCCTGCACCACCTCCTCCACCACCATTAGAAGTTATTGTAGTTAAACTTGTACCTGAAATTGAAGAATTGACTCCGCTTGAACCAGCAACATCACTTGTTGCACCAGCACCACCATCGCCTACTGTTACTGTAATAACTGTTCCAATATTAGCTGTTTGTGTTGATGTTCTATATCCTCCTGCACCACCTCCTCCTGCTGCAACTTCAAAACCTCCACCTCCTCCTCCAGCTATTACTAAAAAATCTATTGAATAACTTGTTGGTGATAAAGCATCTGTTCCTTCATTAATTCCTGAATAAGCTAACCAACCTTGTGTTGAATCTATATAAACTAATCTTGCACCCTCTCTTTCACCACTTAATAATACGTTATCTGTTGAACCTTCTATTTTATTTCCATTAGGAGAAATTGTTAATTTATTTGTATCAAATGTTCCTGCATAATCTAAAATTATAACTTCATCTCCAGCACTTGGAGTTGCAGGTAAAGTTACAGTAAATGCAGCTGATGTTGTATTACAAAAATATCCTTTATTAGCTGTTGCAGTAAATCCTGATGTTTTAACTGTTGTGTCCCAATCAGCAGTTCCATCTGCAGAAATTGTACTAAAAGATAATATACCAGAACCATTAGTTGTTAATGCTTGTCCAGCAGAACCATCAGCATTAGGGAATTTAATTCCATCTAAATTTAATTTACCAGTACCTTTTGGAGTAAGTTTAAGATCAATATTTGTATCATCTCCAGTAGCGGCTATTTCTGGTGCATTACCAGTTGCAGAATTTGTTACTGTAATTTCATTAACAGCACTAGCTGTTTCTGCAAATTTAACTAATTCTAATGTACCATCACCAATAGATTGTCCATTGACATCTAACATACCACCAAGTTGTGGAGTTGTATCTTGTACTAAATCTGTAATACCACCTGAAGTAATTGCTACCCAAGCAGAACCTGTATAATATTTTAAAACAGTACCTACTGAATTGTAATATAAATCCCCTGCTGTTAAAGCATCACCATCGTTATCTAAAGTTGGATCTGTTGTTTTAGATCCTAAATAAACATCATCAAAGTTATCAGCTGCTGCTAGAGCTGCATCTCTTGCACTGTTTGCAGCGTTTGCAGAATTGCTTGCAGTGTTAGCAAAGTTACTAGAATTGTTAGAAAAGTTACTAGAGTTAGCTGCATGGTTACTAGATGTATTAGCAAAGTTACTAGAATTAGCAGAATGATTAGAGCTATTACTTGCATGATTGCTAGAAGCATTGGCAAAGTTTGAACTGTTTGCCGCATGATTTGAACTGTTGTTTGCAAAGTTAGATGAATTGGCAGAATGATTACTAGAAGCATTTGCACTATTAGAACTGTTATTAGCAAAGTTGCTAGAATTTGATGCGTGGTTAGCTGATGTGTTAGCACTATTAGAACTATTATTTGCAAAATTACTTGAGTTACTAGAATGATTAGATGCTGAGTTTGCACTGTTGCTAGAATTATTTGCGAAGTTAGATGAATTGCTAGCAGAATTTGCAGCAGCATTAGCATTAGCACTTACACTAGCTTCAGAATTGGCTGCATTAGATGCAGAGTTAGAAGCATTGTTTGCAAAATTAGAACTATTTGCAGAATGATTAGCAGATGTATTAGCTGAGTTAGATGAGTTATTAGCAAAATTAGATGAGTTAGATGCAGAGTTAGAAGCTGCATTCGCACTGTTCGTTGCAGATTGTGCATCAACAATTAAAGTATATTTAGCTGATTCAGCATTTGAAGTTAGTGGTTCAGCACCAACAGATGTGTGTGCAGTATTAACAATAAAAATATTATTAGTAGATGTATCTTTAACTAGATCTCTACCATTGTAAGATGTAGAGGCTGCCCAGTTCCCTCTGAATGTTCCAAGCTCTTGAGTAACTGATATTTCTCCATTGGCATCAAATGCTAGAATCTTATCAGCACGAGCAGATGCACCCACAGTAAACTCTGTAGATGTCATTGTATTTGTTTTAGATAATTTTAAAGATCTTGTTACTTCTTCTTGCAACTGTTGAATTGACATTGTTGCTCTGTCTAAACCTTCTTCATGCGATTCAGCAGGGAATGGATCGTTAGCAATATAATCTATTGCTTGTGTTTGTGGAATGTTACGTCTTAATACAACTGTTTGAGTTGATGTTGGAATATTACCTGATGTAAATATAACTGATCCACCACCTGATGCACCAGCACCTGTTACAGTATAGTGAGTTGTAATAGTCTTGATTGTTTCAGTTCCATCAGTAGAACGAATGATTACTTGAATATCTGAGTCTTGGAATATCTTGAATGTGTATGAGAAAGTAGTTGTAGAGTTATCACCACTATAACTGTTTCTAACTGTAGTTGAAGATATTGTCATGGTTTGTCTATATTATTTATTTATCATTTAGTCTACTTCTTTTTTTATTTTATAGACTTCTTTGTTATAATAAAGATTAATAGCTTCTTTAGATTGATTTATCATTCCTTTCAATATTAAATTAGTCATATATAATTTTTCTTCTGGGTTTTTGTTTTTATCTTCATTTATGTTTCTAATGATGTTTTCTTGTAATTGTATAGATCTATATGCTTTTTCTAAAATAACCCAATTTTGAGGTAATTTACCTTGTTCTTCTTTTGCTTTTTGTATATCACCTTTTTGTTTTAAAAGCTCAATAGCTCTAGTTCTTTTCATAATAGGTTCATACAATTCTCTAAAATCAGTTACAGGTTCTGCATTTCTATCAGGATTTTTAATAATAATTGCTCTTACAATAGGATATTCTGAAAGCATTTTTTTTCTGTTATTTGATCTATCAACAATTCCAGCAGCATCTAATAAAGTATCTGATAAAGCTAATACATATCCTCCTATTCCTCCAGTCCAGCCTCTCCAAGCATTTTCTAAAACTAGTGGACTAGATAATTTAGAAAAATCATCACCATTAATTTTTCTAACTAAACCAGCTATTAATTTCATTGTTTCAGAAGTAAAATCTGTAAATTGATATTCAGATGGAATATTTTCTAGTCCAGCAGGAATAACAGGTTTATCAAAAAAGAAATTTTTATTAGTCCAGGTTTCGGCAAATGGTTTAATAATATCAGGAATAGGAATTAAAGATTTAAAACTTTGAACAGTTGTTGCATCTTTAAATTTTTCTATAGCTTTAGGATCTTTGTCAAAATAATAATCTAAAAATCTTTCAGTACCAGTTCCAAATATTAATCCTATTTCAAATGGTTTTGGTATTGGATAATAAGTGTCATTTACTTTAATATGCCAAAACAAATCTTTTCTCCATTGAGGTAAAGATTGATAATCAGGATCATCATGGTTAGCCATCCATAATAAAATAGAAGGTAACTGAACATACATAAAAACTTTAGCATAAGTTTGTAGTGGTCTATCTTTAAATGCTTTTATTGTTTGGTTTAATCCTTGTATTCTTGCATTAAAGAATGCGGATATTTGATTTAAACCAAATATAGCCGCACCCATTCTTCTATAATCAATAGGATTATCTCTAGTTTCAACAGCTGATTTTCTTATAGCTACATCTTCTGGTAAACCTTTTTTTAAATTTCTTTCAAGAGATAGTTTAAAATTTCCAGCTCTGTTAATTTTTTCAGAAAATTCTATATAAATTCTAAAAAGTTCTGGAATATTTTTAATAACATTAATTGGTTTTGTATTAGTTAAATATTCTTTTACTGTACGATCAAAATATGTTCTGTCAAAAGTAACTATAGAATTTTGTACTGCTTGAGATCTTGAGTATTGTTCATAAACTTTATCCATTCCAAGTTTTTTACTTAATGGATTAATTACCATTGCTATGCCTTGCAAGGTTTGAAAATAAGGGGGATACCAACCTTTACTTAGTATAGCACTAGAAAAAGCATCTCTTGATACGTTGTTATATACAAATTCCGCAGCTCCTGTTGCACCAGCTCTTAGCGTTCTTGATGGTAAAGAAAAAAAATCAGTAAGCATTCTAAATGTGTTTTTTTCAAAAGTTTTAGTTGGTTTAGCAAATGCTTCTCCTACTTCCCAAACCTCTCTTTTACCATTTCTATAAACAACAATTTCAGTATCTTTTAATATACCAGATTCCTTTCTAAATGCTGAAAAGCCATCTGCTACAGATGGTTTAAGACTTGCAGGATTATCAACAATTTGTTCTAATTGTTCTTTTGTAATTTTAGTTTCTACAGTTCTTTTTTTTGATAGTTGTACTTCAGGAAAAAAATTAGGATCTATTTTTCTTCCTTTTTCAATCATTTCAATAAAAGATACATTAGCTTCGTTTCTTTTAGCAATACTAATATTAGTAGCAATATTATTGTACATACTTTCAAAAGGATCAAGAATTTTTCTTTCACTACCTTTAAAAAATTTAAAAGGATTTCTAACATTTTTAGAAAAATTATTATTACCTGCTCCATCTAAAAAATCTCTATAAAAAGGAACGTGATCCTTATTAGCATTTAATATTGATTGATATTGTTCTTTTGTAAGAATACCAGAATCATATACATATTTTACAGACAATTCGGATGTTTTAACTACATCTCTAAATGGTTCTTCAAACTTAAAATTTTCTTTAACAAATTGTTTAGCTGATTTAATATTAACTCCTGTTTCAAATCCTTGTAAATCTTTTTCTATAGCTCTTTTAGAAATTGAATATCTAACAAAATCTTTATATAAACCCAATGTATTAATATTATATTTTTGAAAAATTTGTTTTAAAGATGGTCCAACAACCTCATTTGTTTTAAAATCTAATGCTCCTTTTTCAATAAAAGATCCTATGGTGTTTTTAACTCCATGTAATAATTGAAAATTTTCATAGGGACTTATTTGTTTTTCATAATTAATGCCTAATTTTTTTGCTTGTATTTCTGCTCTTTTAAAAACATGATTTTGATCTAACAAATTGTAAAATAAATCATCTACAAAATTATCTAATTTATAAGTTCTTTCTTTAGCATCAAAAGAAATACTTTTGTCTAATTCTGTTCTTGTTTGATCTACTATTTTGTCTGCTTGTTTTATTTCTTTTTCTGTTAAAGGTTCTATTTTTATTTCTTTAGGTTTAGTTTCTGATATAATATTTTTATAAGCTCTTGGTATTTGAATATTAACTGAATTAGTATCTTCCCATATTGTTCTGTCTTTTATTAAATCATCAATAATGTCTATTGGTTTTTTTCCTGTTTTGGTAATTATATCATCTATTTTATCTTTAGTTACTCTAATATTAAATGGTGCAAATAATGTAGTTTGCACAGCAAAATCTTCAGCACTCGGTAAATCTTCTCCAAAAAATAATCCAGCTCCTGTATAAGCACTAGACTGTGTAAGTGTTCTTCCTAAAAAATTATTAGTAATAGGTTTTAAAAATGGCATATTTGGAACTGTGTAAGCTGCATATAATTTAGTTCCTGTTTTTACTGCTTCACTTAAACCCTCTTCTACAAAAATATCCCACCATTCTGCAGCATTTTTTACTTTTCCTCTTTTTAATGCCTCAGTGTATATTCCTTGAATAGCACCTGCAGAAAATCCTCCACCAAATGCAGCACCTCCTCCTTTTCCAACAAATCCACCAAATAAAGCACCAGGTAAAAATGTTGGTAATTCTGTTACTAATCCTGTAGCACCTTCTGTTAATTTTTCTAAAAATCCTGTTCCCTCTGGTTGTGGTAAATCATATTGAAAACCCCATTCACCATCAGAATGATATTTAATAATTTTATTCATTCCAGAATTTCCTATTGCTCTTTCAAAATAAGGTTTAAATTGATACCTTTCATCAGTACCTAGTAAAAATTTTTGTATTCTATCTGCAGCATTATCATTTGGAATTTGATCTTCCGTTAAAATAGATGGATAACCTACATCTTTTTCTACTTCTTTTGCAATAGATTGCCAATAATCTTTAATTTCTTTTCTATCGTAAGGTACAGCACCAAATGTTTCAGATATTTTTTCTGCTGGAATATCTGCTTGACGCATTTCAAGAATTTTATTTTCTTTAAATTTATTAATTTCTGGAACAGGTACTCCAGCTTTAATCATGTCATTAATTTGATCTACAATTAAAGTCATTATTTAGCTTTCTTTTTTAATTCATATTCTTTATATTCTTGTGATGTAAGCCAGTCTTCTACTGTTTTATATTTTTGTGGATTCCAAGGCGGTGGCATTAAATCAGTCTTTATTACTGCTTCTGTTGATTTTTCTGATATAATTTTAGTTATATAATCTTTATCAGGTTGAAAACTTCTCCAGTCTTTACCAACAAAAAATTTATTAGTTGGATTAAGTAAATCATCTATTTTTTTACCTTCTTTAATGCCTTGATTAAAATTATATATCATTTGTGATTGAAAATTATTTAATCTATTATCTACTGTAGTGTCTAAATATTTTAATGAACTTGGTCCCTCAATAACAGGTTGTAAACTTTCAATAACAGAATATAATTTTTTATGATTATCAACAAAAGTAGAATTATTTGTTTTTGGTAAAAGATAATTAATGTAAAAACTAAATTCTTTTTTAGATATACCATCACCAACTCTTTGGGTAATACTTTTTGCTTCTGTTTCACCATCTAAAACAAATGGTGTAATGTGATCTTTGATTTCTCCAGTCAATATTCCTTTTTGAATATTAAAATTTTTATAATAATTATTAAAATTGGAAAATTCTTTTTGTCCAATTTTAGTAGACAATTCAACTATTTGTGATTTAGCTGTTCTTTCATAATCATTTCTTGGCTCTCCAAATAACTCATTAACCTTTAATAAATTAATAGTATTTAATCCTTGTGTGTTATCAATTAATGATCTGTAATCATTTATACTTTGATCTTTTCTTTGATTTAGTTCTGCTGTATTTCTATTATTAATTTCAGAAATATTTTGACTTCTAATTTTTTTAGCATAATCAATAATACTAGTTTTTTCAAATTGAGATAAGTTTTGCCAAGATTTAATTTTTTCTACATCTCCACCAAAAGTTCCATTTTGTATTTCTTTATAAGAGTTAAAAATACTATCTGCTGTGCTAGTTTCAGAAATTTCTAAATCTGAAGTAAAAAATAATTGATTTTGATTTAAGATTTGTTTGTTTGCTTTATCAATAAGTTGTGAGAAGGTTTTATTATCTAAACTTAATTTTCCTTCTTGAACTAATTTAGTAAAAAGTTCTGGTGATTTTTCTATTAAAGTTTCAGCAAGTTCTTTATGACCAAAACTTATAGCCTCAGCTATTAGTTGTTTTTTTTGCTGTGATTCTAAATCTTCAATTTTATTTATATTATCTATTCTATTTTGATTATATATAGGTAAATAATTTTCTCCTAATTTTTTTAAATTAATAGTATCTTGTTGAGTGTCTAATGAAGTTATTTTTTTTTGTTCATTAAATAAAGAATCTCTTGATCCTTTAATAATATCTTGTTTAAAAACATTTGCTGTTGCATAGAATTTTTGTTCTAATGCTTTTCTAGTAAAATTATCTGCACTTGCTAATGTTGAATTTTCAGCAGAACTCCATAATTGTTTTATTTTTTGATCATATAAACTTTCAACTTGACTTGGGTTTGGATTGTTTTTTAGTTCATCTTGAATAGAGTATAAGCCTTGAGTACCATCTTGTTGATTTCCATATAAACCACTAAGTGCTTTTAAAGCATTAGTGTTTGCTTCTGCTGTTTTTTCTTTAACATAGTAATCTGCTATTGTAGAACCCATCTTAGTTAAAGATGTTTCTAATGGAACTTGTATACTAGTTTTAACTCCACCAACTTCTGCTGTTGGTCTTCCTTGTGATTCAAATGTAGGTATCTTTGGCATTATTGATTCCTTGATCTGTTTGCTGATTTAGATTGTAATCTTAAATTACTCATAGTGTTGTTTCTTGGGTTTCTATCCTTATGATCAACATCTTTACCAAGTAAACTATTTCCATATTTCTTCTTTAACATTCTTCTTGCACCATTTCTACCAGCTCTATCTTTCTTTTGATCTGATTTAGAATGATAATTTTTATATTCACTTTCATAATCTCTTGCCATTAGAATTATCCTTTCATTGAAAGTAAAGATGTTCCAGTTGAAAACAATGTGCTTATTTGTGCAGATCTTGCTTGTTGTCTTGCAATGTTTCCCTGTATTCTTGCAAAGTTAGCTTCTTCAAACTTTTTTGCTTGACCAATCTTAGCATTATAATCCATAATATTTTTTTCAATTTCTGCTTGTTGTGCATTATTTCTTAATATTCTTAAACCAGTTCCAGAAAAATCTGCACCAGTCTTTGCAATCCTAGTTATAGTTTGTCCCTCTAATTGTTGAAATCTTTGATCAAATCTTGCTAAATCAAATTCTAATTGCTTTTCAATTTGTGCTGCTTCTTGTTCAGCTATTTGTGCATTACGATTTTGTATAGCTTGATTATATTTACCTGCAGCACCTTGCTGCTGGAATTGCATTACTCCTAAACCGCCTACTACATAAGGTAACGCTGGTGCTGCAAATGCCATTAGTAAATCCTCGCAAATCGGTAATGATCTGTGTCATCAAAACCATAGTTCTTCATTAAACCTTCATTATTAAATCCTAACCACTTAGCAAATCTAATACCAATTCCAAAGTCTGCACGAACTGCAGTTTGTAATCTTTTAATATTATTAGATGTTGCAAGATAATCTATATTTTGCTTTACAGCTTTTGCAATCGTTATTGGATAGTTCCAAACTTCTTGCTTACCAATAAACCAACCCTCAGCTACATTACCCCATATTCTTTTCATACCAGCTGCTGCAATAACCTTATCATTAATTAAACCTGTAAATGCTAGATGCTCTTGTTCTAAATCCATACATTCTTTATTGTTATCACTAATAATAAATGATGCGTCTTTCTGTGTAAGCATATGGTTCATTTGTGATTGCATTATCAGTTTGCCATGATTTTGTTTATAAGGAATTATAATTAATTTATTAACCATCATTTGTAATCAATTCTGGGTATAACGATAAAACTGTTAAAGGTAAAGGTTGAGTTTGACGTACAAATATAAAACCATCAGTTTCATAGTTGCCTTTAAACTCTACTTCCTTATCACCTGTAAATACTGGGATAGCTTGATCCATAGGATTAGCAGA